TCTCAGGGCTGTACACAGACGCTGTAGGTAACGTCCTGTTGTTAATCAAACTAATAATCTCAGTCTTTACATTCAGGCTCAGATCAGATATAGGCAGTGACTTTTCTTGAATAGTACGTCCTAAACTCCTGAGTCCTGTGTTAGACATAAACAAAACATCTGTGCCGATGTGCTGAACAGAGTTTCTACAGATGCACCCAACACCCGCTACTGTGTCTACAAGAGCCATACTAGCTGGACTAGAGGCACCTCCGTACACGAGTATGCTGTGCTTGCCAAATATAATTAGAGTGTTATTGTGTGCAGCTAACGCCCTAACTTCGTCGTACCCATCAGGCCAAGCCTTAGATACATCTATAGAACCACTGGAACCACCAGTAAAGTCTGCGCCAATTAAGAGATCAGACCAGTAAATTGTCTGTGTGTCTGTTGCGTTATCCACAACCCACAGGCGTCCGTAAGCTGCTAGAGCCTCGTGACACTTCAGGGTTGCGGCAGTAGCACCACCGTTAGCTACAGTAAACGTGCGTAATCCCGTAGCGTTGTCGTACACCAGAGGATCGTAGCCACGTTGAAAGAAGTAAGCCTTATCGTTAAAGTTTACTATCTTCCAGTTGTTAGCCGTGATAGTGTATGAGCCGGGAGTTACGTCAGTTAACGTAGTTGTCCCTGTCATGATCTTATTGTTACCAGCAGTAAAAACTACCTCGTTACCCGCATCATCGTAAAAGTAATGAATCTTGTGTACGTAGTCAGTACCTAACTCAGTCTTGTTAGTAGTAACAACATCAATACCCTTACGTGCAGCAATACGTCCACGCTTGTCAATCACAGCGTTGTCAGCAACGTCAGCGTAAGAAGGATCCTGTGCAATAGGAGAGTCTTCTGTGTTGACTCCTTTAAACGCAGGAGCAACTAAGTTGATGCTTTGTAGTGGCTGTGCCATACGTCAGGCTCCTACGGAGTGTACCAGATGGTTTCTTCAGGGTGCTTCTGTGCGTCCATAGCAATCGCGTCAGACAAAAACTTATCAGCAATACCAAAGTACTCAGGTGCTGATGTACCGCCTGTCTCGCCACGCTCACGAGCTAACAGAGCTACTGCTGAGTGTATTACAGGTTGACTAGGTATAAGCAATTCATCTGTGTCAGAGCTTAACTCAGGGTTTCTGAGAGTACAGTTGAATCTTAAGCTGTACACGCCGTCAGGCTTAGGATAGATATCTACCTGAGTATCACCACTAGCGTCTACTCCGTTGTACGTGTAGTACTCAGGTGGGCCACTAGGCGGTGATTGGTTCAAGTACTTATCGTTAAACCAGTGCTGCGTGTTGTACTGCATAAAAAGATTTGATGTATCGTTAATTACGTCTAGTACTTTAATTTTGTTTTGTGACCCAGTTAGCACGTAGTTAAAGATATCAGCAGACGTAGTTACTGTAAGGGTAGTCCTAAGTGCTGACCAATCCCAAGCATCCTCTACCATTTTTTTAGCGTCGTTTACAAAGTCACCTACCATTTTGCTGTAGGTATTATCATTAACACTAGATACCTCGTCTTCACGTAAGCGTCTCAGCACGTTGTTTACTAAGTTTAAATATGTCATGCTCTACCGCCTCCAGTGCCAGTAAAGAGTCCTGCTAAGTAGTCTGTAATAGGAAACTGTCTACCTGCTAAAAGCGCAGGATCACCTTCTATTCCCATAGAAATTTCTGGCGCTTCTGTGGTAAAACCACCACCACCACCACCGCCGCCACCGCCGCCACCGCCGCCTCCGGGTGTAGTAACAGGAGGATCAACAGGAGGCACAACAGGAGCAGGACACTTGCCGTCTTCGTAACTATTTACCGGAGTTCCGTCTTCACAGGTTTCGCAACCGCTTTCAACAGTAGCGCCGTTGTCACAAACCTCAGTACCTCCACCGCCGCCACCATCGCCACACTTAATATCCCAAGCACGTTGCTGATCTATTAAATCAAAAGTAACTGTTCCTGTGGGTCTTGGTTTATTACAGTCTACAACAAAGCCACCGTCGTCACCGCCGTTAGGATCAGTTACTAATGTTGGCCCTTGAGACGGATTACAAGGATCGTATGTGTACTGATTGCCTCCAAACGTGTAGCTTCCGTTTTTCTCTAAGTCGTTAAAGTCGTACTCAGGTGGTTGTCCGTTTAACTCAGTACCTTCGCCGCACAAGTCTCCGGGTGGTGTACCTTTTTTACACTCGTCTCTGGTGGGAGCAAACGTACCGTCGTCACACTCTACCCAACCACAGACTAAAGCATTAGCAGGATCAGTGCAGTCGTAGCAGTTTCCTTCGTCGTCTCTTGGTCCTTCTGATCCATTAAAGTTAGGACAGGGTTCTGTTGGGTCTATTTTTTCTCCACAGCCCTCAATAGGATCTTCCTCACCTTCAACTTCGTATCCGTCTGGACACACACAGCGACCATCTTCGTACTTAGCAACGTCACTTACGCATCTAGGGTCTACTACGCCTTCACAGTCTTTTAACAGCTTGTATCCACCACTTAACTGTTGGCCTGTTTCGGAGTCTACTGTAGCATCACAGTCTACGTACCCTGCTTCTCTACAATCTTCTTCATTTGCTGCGTAGTAATCAGCCTGTTTACAACTTACGGGTGTAAAGGGTAAAAACGGGTTGTCTGAGTCTACTACAATCTCGTCTAGTATTTTGTCGCCTAAGATTCCTACGATAGCACCAAAGCCAGCGTCTGTAAGTATCTTTATTAAGCTGCCCCAAGTTTTGTCTTCTGCTGAGTTCCAGATGTCCTTAATTTTGTCCCAGACGTTACCAAACACACCCTGTATTGTTCCTATTGGATCTTCAAGAAAATCTTCAAAAGATTTACCAGCGCCTTTAAGAGAGTCTTCAATTTCACCTATTGTAGCGTTTGCGCCTATGCCTCCCGGAAGAGGAAAATCTATGCCGGGAATGGGTATAATCATACCAACGGTTACACAGTCTCGCACCCAAGTGTCGCCGGGTTCGTCTCCTGCTTTACAGGACTCACTAAGTCCCGGAAGAATAGTTCTTACTAGTTCACCAACGCACTCAACAGCATTATCCGGGTTAGTACACCTGTCCCACTTGTTCTTGATCTTATCGTAGAGTCCTTTAAACTTGTCTACGATGTCTTTACCAAACTCATCGTAGAGTCCTTGGAACTCGTCAGTTGGGTCTGGTTGACACTCTGGAAGATCTTTGTTTTCTTCCAAATTACAGTCTGTAACACCGCCAACGTCAGGACACTCAGTGCCTTCCTGTACAAATATGTTACCACCACAGGAAGTATAATTAGGTAAGTTAGGGTCATCTAAGTCTTTAGGGATTAACTGACCGTCACTGGTTATCTCGTAGCCACACTCTTCAGCGTTTTCTGGAGTAATGCGTGTACAGTCTGGGGCATTAGGATCTACTGCTGTTCCTTCTCCGTAACACCTCCCTAGTTCTTTGCCTCTGTCACTACAATCCAGTATACCGTTTTGGTCTAATACTTGATTTTTTTCCCACTCTTCTAGGTCTTCCCACTCACGGTCATCATCATCTCCGTAAGTTCCGTTAATAATGTCATCATATTTTTGCTTGGCTTCTATTTGGCCTTGTACTATAGGATCGTTAGGATCAATTTCAGCACCAAAAATTACTTGCGTGTTATTTCCTATCCCACGAACAAGCGTGTCATCAACACCGTCACCGTCAGCATCTATAGCGTAAACGCCCGCAGCTTCTCCCGGAAGCTCCATTATATCGACATTAATACCGTAGCGGTTTAAAATACCTTCAATAGTTACTGCGTTTTGGTTAGTTCTGTTTGCAACAGTATCTAAAATAAGCTGTTTAGCATCTTCTGGAGACATTCCGTCCTGAATTAGAGTTTGATAAACATCGTCCCATGTAGTAGAGTCGTTAGCTTCGTTTATAAACCCATAGTAGTAATCTGACCAGCCTTCAATACCAGATAAAGGGTCAGAGTCAAAGTCTCTAAGCTCTAATAAGGACGCCTCGCCGCGACCATAGGCGTCTAGGAGTCTTTGCCACTCTTGAAGCGCCTTTAGTTGTCCCGGAGATACAGAGCCTTCAGGTGCTTGTGACGGCGGTATAACTGCGCCAATACCGGTAGGCCCAGACTCAGAAAAGGTTGGGACGTTGCTCTCATCGTTACAGTACTTCTGGGAGACATTTTCACAGAGCCAGTCTCTATAGGGCATCCCTTCTACTGTGTCAACCACTGTTACTTACCACCCTTAAGCTGCATCAGCTTGTCAGCACCACGTATGCCAAAGCTGGCTGTGACTGCAACGTACAAAAGATATTGATACCACTCAGGTAGCTTTCCTAGTTCTGCAAAGGCAACGCCTACGCGACCAATGATATCAAGATCGTTCATACCTACGCCCCACATAATTGCTATCACAGGCGCACTCAGGACTACTGTGAACCACTCGTCTTTCCACGAGTTAGCACTAGCCTGTGCCATGTGCTGTTCCCAAGACGCTGTGTTCTGTATCACTTGCATCTTAGCTACATGTTTAGCTTGTGATTGCTCGTGACGATTGCTCATCCAAGTCTTAGCGAGTCCAGCAATAGGACTAATGAGTGCTTGCCACACTATTGCTTTCCTCTGTTACGCCAGCCTTGCACCGTGTCTGTTTCCCAGATGCGTATACCTGTCCACACGAGTGTCAACAACGCAGCTAAGGAAGGCAGTACGCCAGCCAAGGCACCAACACCAGTTGCTACAGAAACTGTATCCATTACCTCT